TCGTGCACCTTGACAATTACACCAGCAATCACTCAGAAATATCGGACATGTCGAAGGAGGAAAACGACGATATGTCCCGTAACCGAATCAGGCATAATCTGATCATCGGCCATAACCCCGATGGCACACCCATCACCCGCTGGATCAACGGCTACACCATGCAGGAGCTTATCGAGAATGGCGCCGCGCTGCTGCATCCTGAGTCCCCGCAGGAAGCTCCTGAGAAGCCCGACGTGCCGACCTTCCGGAAGTACGCCACCAGCTGGCTGGAGCTCTACAAGACCCATACGGTGCGTCACACCACCTACTCGGAGTATGCCAGCATCCTGCAGAAGCATCTGATCCCCGCTTTCGGCGACCTGCCGGTGACGGAGATCACCACGGACAGGATTCAGCAGTTGCTCAACGACAAGCGCGATTACGCCAGCAAGACCCTGCACGAGATCCAGATGGTGCTGGGCATGGTGCTGGAGGGCGCGGTGGAAGACGGGCTGATCACCCGTAACCCGGCCAAGTCGAAGCGCCTGCGCAACCCTTTCACGAAGAAGAACGAGCGTGAGGCGCTGACGGAGGAGCAGGTGGGCGACATCATCAGCCATCTGCCGGACTTAAAGCAGAAGCGCGATCAGCGTTACCTCGCCCTGCTGATCTATACCGGCATGCGCCGGGAAGAGGTGCTGGGCCTGCGCTGGGAGGACGTTGACACGGAGAAGGGACTGCTGCATGTGCGCCGCGCCATCACCTTCAAGGGGAATCTGCCGGTCATTGGCGAAACCAAGACCCGCAACGGTAAGCGCACCATTCCGCTGCACCCCGATCTGCTGCAATGGCTGACCCGTGAAGAGGACAATGTGGAATATGTGATGCAGGACAACGTGACCTCGTCCACCATGAAGCGCACCTGGGAGCGCATCAAGACGGAGATCAACGTGTACGGCGCGACACCTCATTGCTTCCGGCACACATTCACCACAGTTTGCCGCCGCAGCGGCATGGACGAGAAGACCATGCAGGTCATCGGCGGCTGGTCGGATATCGCCACCATGCGCAACGTTTACACCCATGTGCAGCAGACAGATCTGCAGCGCGCAGGGCAGCTGATGGGAGGCATGTTTCAGGCAAGAAATTTGCCTGCCTGATTGCCAATGCAAAAAGCCCGCAAGCCCTTGGAAATCAAGGGTTTGCGGGCTCTCAGAACACAAGAAAATTGCCATTTACCTTGCCAGATGGACAATCTGGAACCAAATGACCCATTGTCCCATCCGGTAAGACCCACCAACATGTATAAAACGCAACAAAAAACGACCGGATTTCACTTGAAATCGGTCGTTTTGCTGGTCGAAGTGGCGGGATTCGAACCCGCGGCCTTTTGGTCCCGAAGAACTATAATCTTTGGATATCGTGTGCATATGTGTAAAGTTACGCGCGCCCAAAAGATCGTGGCGCGCATGCTGTGTTTTTGGGGATCGGCAGCGGCGCGTCTCAGCCAGCTGCAGCGTCCTCCCCCGCGCCCCCTTACTCGCCAGAGGCGAGGACGCAGCACCAGAGTGGGAGCGCGTCACGCCCTTGTAACATCTCCGGCCCACCCTATCATATCGAGGTAATAAAGGTAATTTGGGTAATTCTCAGTTTTCGTACTAATATATATGCGCTATTACCCATCTTTATACATCCACCATTGAAAAAGGTAATAAAGGTAATAGCCCCCCTCAAATTTTGAGAGCTTGCAGCGTGTCTACGGCACAGCACACGTCGGTGGGTGCAAGCCGCCTCCCTTTTCTCCGGCCAGGGGGGGAGTCCTCCGGCCGCACCGAACCGTCGGATGTACATGCTTCGCTGCGTCCTACAAAGTCGTGTGCTTTGGATAACCGTGTCCCCGCACCGTTGCTCCTCCCGCGGTGCCTGTGTTGAGAGCGCCTTCGCGCTGCCACTCTCACAACGCAAAAAAGCCCCGGGCAGGAGCCCCGTCATCACGAAGCCCCCGCCCGGGGAAAGGATCACCCCTGATCCGTTGTCACTGTATCCTGTACCTCCGGCAAACCGGCCACGCTGGTCAGCAGCGACGCAACACCAGCCATGGCTGCCACAGACAGCACAGCCACCCAGTCCACATCCAGCATCCCCAGCATCTCACCGCTGAGCATGCCCAGCGCACTCTGCGCCATCGTCTTGACAGCCCGCACCCCGGCCGCACGAAGCCACCGGAACCACTTACTCTGCATCCTAACTCCTCCTTCAATCATGATGCTGCATCGGGAAATGCCGCTGCAGGTCATCCAGTCTGTGATGAGCGCTCTTTGCGCTCTGGTCGATCCTTGCGACCTCCGCCGTGAGCGTAGCCAGATCCGCACGCATGGATCGGTTGTCCACGCGCAGCTCATCTACGCCACTGCGGATGCTGGTCAGCATCGCCTTGTTCTCCGCACGCTCAGCGGCGTCCCCGCGCGTGTCACGTCTGCCGGCGAGCAGTACCGTCAGCACCGCCACCAGCAGTCCGCCCAGTGCGATCAGCGTGTCCGTGCTCATCCACCCACCTCCATCCTGCCCCCGTGCTCAGCAACGATCTCCCGTGCCATGGCCTCCGTGAGGCCGGAGATGGTCACCGTCCACTGCTGCAGCACGCTGCCGACCGCCGCATCCAGCTCCGCCCAGGTGAGCGGCCCGACGATGGCGTCGCGTTTGAGCCCGTGTGTGCCCTGGAAGCTCATCACCGCCTGCTGGGTCATGGCGCCGAATTTGCCGTCCACCGTCAGCGTGTAGCCGCATTTGCGCAGCATCGTCTGCAGCTGCCGCACCATGTCGCCGGAGGATCCGCAGCGCAGCATAGGCCTGTCCTCTGGCCGCTCAAGCTCTTCCTCCGCCAGCAGATTGTCGGGCAGCTCCATCCCCTGCAGGATCGCCCAGTGTGTCCACGGATAGGATGCCAGCGTCGCATGGAGCACGCCCTTGTCATGCCCTCTTGCATCAATCACCGTGCCGTCGCCCATGTAGATCCCCGTGTGCTGCATCTTGCCCGATGCCTTGCGGTACACAAAGCAGATCGTGCATGCAGGCAGCGTGGAGATCTCGCCGCTGGCTGCCCAGTCGCCCTTGTTCCACTGGCTGGTTGCACCGCTGGGCAAAGACAGCTCCGCAGCCTTCGCGGCGTGTCTGGTCAGCTGCGCGCAGTCGTGGGCGAGACGGCCATTATGCTTGCAGCCGACACATCCAACTCCCTCGCCTGACAGTGCAGGGCATGCGCCCTCGATCTTGTTGGCATACTGTGGATATTGTTCCGCGCGCTGCATACGGTAGCTGATGGTGCAGGGTTTTGCTGTCGCGCCATAGATGTAAGGGCCGCCGACCTGCGCCAGCGCGTAAGCTGCGATGCAGCTGCTCCTCTCTTGATCATTCATGATCCCGTCCTCCATTGTCAGTCCTCCGCCGCAGCGGCTTGTGCGTCCACCAGATGCAGAGCATCAGCAGGGCGCTGGCGAGGATGCAGCCCAGCGCACTTCCGGCCAGCAGTACGATACACATCAGACCTCTGCCTGCCAATAGTCAGGCATCACATCCGGCGACCAAGCGCACGCAACACCCTCCGGTGCAACACAGGTGTAGCGGACGCCGTCCGTGTAGGTCATGCGGTCACCGCGGAAGTAAGCGTCATGCGCACCGGTCGGCTGATGCCAGGCAGGCCACGCCTCGCTCTGACTTCCGCCCTCCAGCGCCGCAAGCCTGCCATCCATCGCCCGGATCGCCTCCCACAGCCGACCGATCTCATCTCCCGCATCCACCTGCTGCTTCGCGCCGGCGCGGGCGTCGCGGATCAGATTATCCCGATCCTGGGCGCTCAGCCTTCCGTCGACGTACTGCTCCGCGATTTTTCTCAGCATATCGTCCAGGTCATAACCGCCCCGGGAGATCACCGCCTCAAAGATTGCCTTCATGTGTTCGTACCTCCTCACATGTTGAAGATGTAATTGGCCAGTTCCTGGAACTTGGCGTCGATATAGGCCTTTGTATCCGCAATGTAGCCCAGCTGCACGACCGCACCGTCTGCGATCTCGACTCTGGGCGTCCGGAAATCGGCATACGCCGCAAGCAGCTCCGCAGACAGCTGTTCCTCCTCCGGCACGGCGATCGCATAGACCACTTCCAGCGGGTGGTCATTCAGCCATGCAGTCGCCGCATCGACTGTGTTGTACTCATTCGGCAGATTGATGTACAGCGTGCTGCCATACGCAGCAATGACATTATCTACTGATCCTGTCATGGCCTCCGAATAGGAGCCGGCTGTAAGCCTGTCGCACATCACAGCCGATTTCACATTGGCTCCGGGAGAAAGCGCCGCTTCCTCAAGAGTCTGGTATATGCAGGCCGTATCAGCCACGCGTACTTTCCACGTGCCGCTGCCGTCCAGAGACAGCTGCTTTGTGCGGCGGATGTAAACGCCGCGGTCAAAGTCGATCTCATCTGTGATCCACTGCTGCCCCGAAGCGTCGGTATAATTTCCGCCCGATACCGCAGGAACGCCGCGCAGAATGTAAGGCATCACAAGCGGCTGCTTCCCATACGGTACCCAGGCCGGCATGTTGTCCTCCGTGTAGCTGCCAACCAGACAAGTCGTCCGGAAGCGCACCTTTGCCGGCTCCGCGCTTCCTGCGTTTGCATGCGTTACCATGCTGTAGAATCCATCAGTCTCCGGCGTAAACTCATAGAAACAGGTGTAGCTGCCGTTGGCCGTGACATTCAGCGTCTTTGACTCATCGATACCATATGCGATCTTGGTTATCGCTGTGCTGTCCGTCGGGCGGTCATACACCTCCGCCTCCACTCGCAGCGTGTACTTCAGACCCGCCGCAAAATAGCGCGTGTTCAGCACATAGTCGTACTTCTTCTGGCTGGTCACATCGATCCAGCCATCATCACCGATCGTGAACTTCGCCTTCGATGCTGCGTTCGTGACCGTGCCGGTGTTGGCCGGATTATACAGATTGGCGCTGGACAACTCCAATCTGAGGCTGCCCCGGTCACCCGGGCTGACGATTTCTGCAGGCGTATCCACATTGGGCGTCGCCTGGACGCACTGACCGAGCAGATGCAGGGACGCCAGTGCTCTGCCTGCAGCTGCGTGGGGCGTCTGGAGCAGCTTGCCGCTTGCATTGATGACGATCGGCGGCGCAGAGGCGCCCATATCCGCCTGCGCCAGATCTCTGATGCTTGCCGCGCCGATGTTATCGCGTGCCTGCTGCATCTGCGCATCGGTCAGCTCCTGCTGCACATCGGTGCGCACAGAGGCGTCAGCTGCTGCCAGCGCCGACTGTGTCGCTGCCTGGGCAGCCTGTGTGGCTGCACGCATGTTGGCGATCTCCGCGAGCAGCTCCGCCAGCGACGGGATGACGTCGCCGGGATCTGCCACATTGTTGCCGTATCCGCGTGCTACACGCCAGCGACCGCAGGCCAGGGTCAGGCGCACATCATCCTTGCTCGCTTCCATGATGCCGTACAGCTCGCCGCGTTCCACATAGCATGCTGCGTCGAAGACAACGCTGGCCTCACAGCCGCTGACAGTCCCGGGTACCGGGACGACTGCATCATCCTTGCACCGGGTGATGTATCCAACGATCGTCCAGCCGGTCAGGTCTACCTCTGCACCGTCCTGATAGACGCTCACACACCATCGGTGCGCCTTGCTGTCGCCGGGCACCATAAGCGCATCCGGCCAGACATGCAGGCCCTGCGGACGTGCAAGATCAACGCGTTCGCGCATGATCCATTCCATGTTGCATACCTCCTATCGTTTGAGCTGGTCGAGTTTGTTGCGGCGATCCGTCTGGCTGCCTCTGCGATACGCAGGGAAAGCCGCGGCGCGCCGCTGAGTGTCTGCGTATCGCTGCGCCTTGCGCCGCTCGTGTTCCTGCCATTGGGGACAGTCTGCACGGCAGCCCACCTTCCGGCGCGGGCAGTCCTTCGCGCAGCCGCTTTGATGCCCCTGCATGTTGCCACACCTCCTGCAAAAGCGTCAACGTTGTCGTCTTTCCTGTCATCCCAGCATCAGTAGCTACCGCCGCCGCGGTGCTGGATGAATATCTGCATGTACAGGTTGCCGATGATGCGGGTCAGCTTGTCCGGTATGATCTCGACCGTGTGCCAGACGCCACGCTTGATCTTACCGTCATCATCTGCCATCATGTACGTCGCCACATCCAGCTGCTTACCGTCCAGCTCAGCAGCCGGCACTTCCTTGCCGTCCACACGGATCGTTACACTGGATGCCGTCTCCCCTTCGTATATACCGTATGAGATCCCGTGGCTGTGGGAAGGGATACTCATCGTGTGATTGTGCTCAGGGATCAGCACTTCCAGCGGCGGTATCACCACGACTGTCTCTGCCGCATGGTCATGATACATGCCGTGCTTATGTGCCGGCTCCGTGTGTACGTGGCTGCCGCCCATCTCTGTGTAATTGGTGCCCAGCGTCACCTCAGCGCTGTATGCATGCTGATGGATGCCCTCGGAGTGTGTCGTCACCGTTTCCTCATCCGTGTAGGCAATCAGATCGCCGTTCAGCTGCTGCCCGAACACACGCGTGGTGACTGAATTGACCAGCACATGCTCCGTCAGAGTCGTGCTGCCGCCAAAGTCAGTGGTGGACGCCTCGCCGCCGCCCGCTGCGGCGCCCATTGAATACGCGCGGAAGTTTTCCAGTTCCCACGCACAGATCACCTTATTGATGTGCTTTGCCTCCGGCGGCACATAGTAGCGCAGCACCAGCGGATGCTCCGGATCCGCATTGTCCGCCAGCTGCAGAGGATACATCTGGGTCGTCCCCTGCGAGTACAGCTCCGCGATGGCCATGCGGTCTGCAAGACTGTTCAGATCGCTCACCAGATCCGTGGGCGACGTGGACATCACCACATGCAGCCGTGCCGGATCCTTGCCCATGTCACTCTTGCTCAGGCTGACGATGCGCGTCACCAAATCAAGGCCGTCATCTGCATCATACGCGCGGATCAGTGCCCCGACCTGCAGATCATCCCAGCTCAGTCCGGTCAGGCGGTAGATATCCGCCGCGTCCGCCTCGTAGGTATAAGCAGGCCGGCACAGATGGGCAAGCACCTTCCGCCCCTTTGCCAGCAGCAGCGCGGGATCCTCTATGTCCGTCGCTGCATACACGCCTTCCTTCACCCCGTACAGGTCGAGGATCTCCTGCGGCGCATCAATGTAAGGGCTGCCGCCATTGACGTCCGCGATCGTCAGCTGGTTGACGCCCTCGCCGTTCCCTTTGGGGTACAGGCGGGTGATCAGCCGGGATGCGTCCACGGACTTGGTGATGCCCATCAGGTTGCGCCGGTACGTCAACCCGGCACTGACCGCTTTGGATGCACGCCGCAGGCTGATCACAAAGGGATAGGTGCTTGTATCCATCACCCAGTCATACTCATCCACCAGCACATTGCCCAGGCTCCACAGCGCCGTCAGCAGATCCCCGTTTGAGATCGCGTACTCATACCGGTCAGAAAAGTCACATCCGCCCCACACCCAATGTCTGACCTTCTGGTGGCTGAGGATGTACTCCGCCGCTGCACCTGTGTCCATATCGGCGCCGCCGAAAAGATGGTCACCGTCCATGACGCTGTCCAGGAGCGTCGCAATGGCATGCTCACACTGGTAGACCTCAAAGCTCTCAGCACCCTTGCCGCCGCCTTCCCAGCTAACAATGCGGTACGTCCCCACATCACGCCCGCCGTCATCAAAGCGGATAAACTCATGTGCCTGCAGCTGCAAGCACCGCGCATAGCCGATCGGCAGCGCAAAGCTGGCCACGCTCAGATCGTTGCGCTTGATCTCATATGACAGCTGCGTCGCGCAATTCAGCACCTGCCGCAGCTGCATATCCTTGTCGTAGATCCACAGGTTGATGGGAGTCACCTCCTTCTGGGTACACAAAAGGGACTGCCGTTTCTGACAGTCCCTGAGATCGGTTCAGAAGCGTCAACGTTGACGCTTTTGCGCTTGCTTGCACGCCAAACTTTTGGTTTTACTTTCGCCGCAAAAAAACTTACACAATATTACACAAAACCTATTGACAATTGCGCAAAATTGTGTATAATAGATAGTGAAAGGAGGGTTGCCAGTGCACCCGAGAAAGCAAGCGATTCTGGAGTTGAAGGAAAACGGTTATCACCTTCACCGACAAGGCGCCAATCATGAGGTGTACAAGAACGACACAACAGGAGAAATCATTCCCCTGAAACGGTCTGGTTTCGATGAGAGTTGTCTCAGGTACATCCGTAAGGAAATCAAGGACAAGAAGGAGGGGCGGCACTAAGCCGCCGCCCCTTCCCCTTCCGTATATAGACTAAGTATTTTCAAGGAGAAAAAGAATGCGCTATTTGTATACTGCTGTTTTGACACCATCAGAAAGCGGTGGCTATGAAGCCCGAATCCCGGATATCCATCATTGCGTTACCTCTGGGCATGATTTGACTGATGCTTTAGACATGATTGCAGACGCTGCGTCCCTGATGCTTGTGTGCCTGGAAGACGATCAGGAACCGATCCCGGAACCTACACCTTATCATGAAGTGACCGTACCCGCAGATGGTATCGCTACCCTCATCAGCCTTGATACCGACCGTTACCGCATCATGAATCACACCCGTGCTGTGCGCAAAAATGTTTCCTTACCGGAATGGATGGTTACTTTGGCAGATCAGCGTGGGATCAACTGCTCACAGGTACTGCAGGATGCCCTCCGTCAAATGCTCACATAACATTGCTTCCCCCGCTGTTCGCAGCGGGGGTTTTCTGTCCGGTGGAAGCATTGCAGAGCTGCTGCACACTTTACTCCCAGCACCCACGCACTGCGATCGTGATTTCTGCACTGCCGCCACTGCCCGAAAAGGCTGCTGCAACATGCACCGCAGCGCCACCGGCACTGACCTCCAGGAAGTCAAGCACCTCCATATACTGCATCGCGCTGACAACACCACCGGCTGAATCCGTGATTTCTGCACCGATGATGGGCTGATCCATCCTGATCTGCAGCGTCTCTCCCGGCTTGCAGCTCATCCCTTCCAGCCTGACGATTTTACTGCCCAAGAGGATCTCCAACTCCGTCAGGGTGGCACTGCCCCCAACAACAGCTGTGATGGTCAGCGGGGTCGGTCGCCCTGTGTCCACATGCAGAACAGACAGTCCTGATGGAGAGGCGCTGGTCAGCGTGATCTGCTGCTTCTGCAGCTGCCTGTCCCATGTGTAAGGCTGTATGAGCCATGTAACCTGCAGGCCTCCGTCCAGCCAACCATATTTACCCTGATGCAGCTGCTGCACCTCTGCCACAACATAGCGATCTGGCTCACTGTCCCATGTCAGCTGCCGTCTGCCAGCCGTGAGCCATGCAGCAATGCGACGCCAGAGCGCCCGTGCTTCCGTATCTGACGGCAGATCTCCGACATAATACAGCACGCCTGTTTCCTGATACTCCTGTGCCGTATTGTCGTCACCAAAGGCTTGTGTGCCGCTCACACCATCTATCGTGTAGCTCACGACGGAACGGGGCGCAATCAGCGCACGCGTCGCTGCAGGTACATAGATCAGCCCGTAATCAGTCAGGCAATGCCTGTCATCAAAGGTGAAGTTGTTGTCGATCGTCATGGCTGCCTCCAATCACAGGGCGCGATCCCCAGCCCCCTGATGATGCTGGCACAGTTCCGGCGAGAAGGGCGGCGCACACCCTGCTCCCAAGACTGCCACGTTTTGAGCTGTACACCGCACTGATCCGCTGCCTGTGTCTGCGTCAGCATCCGGCGCTTGCGCTGCCACGCCAGCCATACTGCAAAAGTCATGTGCATCCCTCCCTTTGGTTATCGTACCGTCACCATACGGCTGCTGCGCCCTGACACACTCTGACGGCTTCGGAGCTGCCCTGCGTGCATCACTCCCGGCTCCAGCTGACGGCTCATGCGCCGACCATCCACATCAAGGACCGCAGTGCCAATACCTGCAGCGCGATTTGCGCGGGCAACACTCTCACCGAGCTTGTCGTAGTCAATAGCCAGCGTCTGCGGTTGTGCCGCCGTCATCGGTGCGTACACAGCACGGCTCATGACCGTTGCCGCAGCTGTGATGCGCTCCCGGCTGTCTTCCAAACCTGCCGCAAACCCTCCGCCGGTATAGAGGCCCGCCCGGTGTGCTTTTCGGCTGGGGCTGTGGATCTCAAGCTCCGCACAGATCGCATCATAGGCAGCCCGTGCCGCATTCTGCGCCGCCGTCACAATCGTACCGCTGCCATTCCGGATACCACCGGCGACACCGTCTGTAATTGCCTTGCCGATCGCAGCAAACTTACTGCCGCCCTGACCGATCTGACCCCACAGTGCTGACAACGCCTGACCACCCAGATCACTGGCGGCAGATCTCACTGATCCGATCCCGCTGCGCATGCCCCCAGCAATGCCCTCTGCAAAGCCACTGCCAATCTGACCGCCCTGATCCTCTGCCAGGATCTCCGCTGCCGCATCGTATACCTGCGTAACGACCGCCTGCACAGCAGCGTTGACCGTCTCTGTGCTGCCAGTCAGCCCGCCGGAGATCTCCGTGATCGCCTGTTCATAGGCCGCATTGGCCACGCCTGTCACCGCATTCCTGACAGCCTCAGCATTATCGTTGTTGCTGCTGATCCCATCCGCAAGCGCCTTGCAGATCTGTTCACCCAGAGCGACAAACTTGCTGGCGACCTTCTCGCCGGTCCCCAGGAATCCCGTAGACTCCACGCCAAAGGCTGTATTGATGGCGTCAGAGAACGCTTTGTACACCGCAGAAGCTGCGGACGCAAACGCCGTGCCGCCAATGTCAGCAAGCCCGTTTTCCAGACCGTCCAGCAGATCCGAACCGATCGTCTTTGCGACGGTCGAATCACCAGAGGATGTACCCAGCACCTTGTGGATCGCGTCCAGCGCCGCCTGTGCTGCCTTGCGGGCTGCTTCCTTGACGCCATCTTCACTGCCCGTGATGCCAGCCTGCATGCCGGTCATGATGTCCTGACCGGCTGCTTTGGCCTCCTTGCTCTCCTCTGACTCTCCACTGCCGAAGCCGAATATGCTCTTGATAGCGTCCCAAATCTTACCGAAGATCTCCTTGACCTGCGTGACCACGCCGTCAACAGCTGCCCGGAAGCCTTCCAGCAGTCCCTCCAGGATGAATCCGCCTGCCTCAGCTGCGACCGTGGAAGGGCTGTTGATGCCGAAAACCGCCTTGATTCCGTCCCATATCCTGCTGAACACGCCCTTGATGCTCTCCAGACTGCTGCCCAGAGCGCTCTCCAGACCGTTGTACAAGCCATCCAGGAAATTCTTACCCAGCTCAAGCCAGTCGATCTCCAGGAACGCACTGCCAATTGCGGCGACCACATCGACCAGTCCGGTCGCGATATCAGGGATCGCATTGACGATACCGCCGATCATGCTGCCCAGGATCTCACCGCCAGATGTTACGATCTGCGGCAGATTTTCGGTCACAGCCGATGTGATACCACCGATCACCTCCGGCAGCTTCTCCGCGATCTGGGGGATCGCCTCACCGATACCCTGTACAAGATTGGTAATGAGATCATAACCAGCCGCCACAAGGCTGGGCAGGTTTTCACCGATACCCGTGACGACCTCCAGCACCGCATCAGCCGCGGCCGGCAGCAGCGTCGGCAATGCCTCACCGATACCGTTAGCCAGCTGCGTGACGATCTCTGTCGCCGAACCCAGGAGACTGCCCGCATTATCGCCGATGCCAGTTACCAGCTGAGAAACCATGCTGAGCGCGGCCGGCAGCAGCTGAGGCAGCGCTGCAGCTACGCCGTCAGCCAGTCCCGTAATCAGGTCTGCCGCAGCACCCAGCATAGGCGCCGCGTTTTCAGTGATAAACGTGGCCACACTGGTCACTATATCGGTCGCAAGCTGGGTCAGGGGGCCGATATTGGCCACGACACCATCCACCACCGACTGCAGCAGCCCTGTCGCAGCCGGCAGCAGCGTACCGATCAACGTAGGCAGCAGCGTCGTGACCGTGGAGCCGATCGTGCTGACAACCGTGCTGAGCATCGGCTCCGCTCCGGCGATGAGCGTCTCCAGCGTGCCGATGCCCTCAACCAGCGCAGCCGCCAGAGCCTCTCCGATTGCCCTGACGTCTTCCGGCTGGAATCCATCCGTCATCGCATCGTTGGCCGCGTCAAAGACTTCCTTTGCCAGACCGGAGAACTGCTGCGCAACCGGCTGCAGCTCCATCTCAACCTTGCGCCGGAAGCCCTCAATCGAGTTGTTGAGATCGTCGTAGCGTACCGCAGCGATCTGACTCAGCGCATCCGCCGTCAGCTCACCGCTGTTGGCCATGTCCGCCAGCACCTGAAGCACATCCGGGCCCAGATCCTCAAATTGGGTACCAAAAAGCTGCACAGCCGTCTGACTGCGCAGCAATGGATCCTCAATGGACAGGATCGCCTCGACCGTCGTGGCAAAGGCGTGGCGGGCGTTATCTCCGCCCATGGCAAATTGGGCTGCCATCGCATCGGCGTCCAGATGGATCGTCGCAAATGCCTGCTTTGTGCTTTCCGACCCGTCCATACACCGGAGGCTGAACTCTTTCATGGCGTCGCCGACCTTATCGATGGAGAAGGCGCCGCTTTCGCTGCCGTTGATCAGCGCCTGCATCATCTGATCAGCGGACATGCCCATGCTTTCAAACATGGGCGCATATTCCGACAACACATCGAGCATGTCGCCGTTCTGGTTGGCGCCCTGCTGTGCGCCGATCGCGATGAGGTTGTATGCCTCCTGCGCAGACAGACCGAAGATCTGCATCAGACTGTTGGCTGCGCGAGACGACTCCTGGAACTCAAAGCCGAACGTATCACGGAGGTAGAAGCCTGCAGTCGTCGCCTGCTGCAGCTCCTCACCAACCAGCTTGGTGTTCGTCCGGGTCACTGCCAGCGCCTCATTAACCTCCCCAATGCTCTCACCCAGGCCGGAAGCATACACGCTCTGTGCGATCGCACTCAGCTTCTCCAGCTCTGTACCAGTCGCACCAGTCTGCGCCGAGAGCTTGTTGGTCGCCTGGGTGTATTCAGTGCCGATATTGGTCAAATCAACGCCTGCCTTAATCGCCGCAGCCGAAACCGCTGCAAGGGACGCAGCAACCGCCGTGCAGCCTGCAACCACCGCACCCTTGAGGAGAGCGCCGGCTGCCTTCGCAGCACTGCCCAGGATCTGGTGCTTGTCTGCTGCATCCGCTGCCTTGCTGCCCTGGTCCTGTACAGCGCGGCCCGCTTTCTGCGCACCCTGCTCCATCTCTCCGGAGCCCTCTGTGACGCCTTCCTGCTCCTGCGCAAGCTCCTCCATCGCCCGCTCGTTCTTGCGCAGCTCCTTCTCCGTGGCGATCATCGCCGCCCGGGTCTTATTGAGCATCGCGCCGTACTTGGCCGCCTGTTCGGAGTTGTCGCCATACTCCCTCTTGACGGCCTCCAGCACGTCCTCCATGGTCGAGACCTGCGTGCGCTGAGCAGCCAGCTTACGGGTGAGTGCATCCTGTTTCTGCTGGTAATTCTCCAGTGATGCGCCGTTGGCGTCAAACTGCGCCGACAGCAGCTCCAGCTCAGAGTTGACCAGCTGCATCGTCTTGCGGGCGTCATTCAATGCTGCCTTGTACTCTTTTTCGCCGTCGATGCCGATCCGGCCGCGCAGCTGCGGCCCGTTGTTCGCTGCCATTGGCGTCACTCCTTTCTGATGGGTACAAAAAAGGGACTGTCATTTCTGACAGCCCCTCCGGGGTTCTGCGGTCATGCCTGCAGCTGCTGCTCAAACTGATCGCTGATTTTCTGCACCTGCCGCATCGCGCCGCCGAAGTAGTCCCGCAGCATGCCGATGGCAGCTATGCTCTCATCGTTCTCATTCTTGTTGGACAACCCGCGGTACATCAGATTCAGCGCCGCCTCAATGCCGCCCACAGCCCATTGCAGCTCATTCATGTATTCCTTGATCAGACTCAGGCTCTTGTCTGTGATGGTATCCGATGCCTTGCTCATGTTGCTTGCTCCTTTCGCATTTTCGGTTTGACAGATCGGAGCAGGCATGGTATGATTTACTTGCTCTGATTCGTCAGGGTGTGGATGAGATTCAGTCGCTGTGGAAGGTGGAGCTGAATCTCATTTTTTAATGCCCTCATAAACCTTCTCAACGCCGAGACGAAGCACCTCGGCTTTTGTCATGTTGAGTTCCCGCATACAGGTTTCCAGCTTTTCAATGGTCTGTGCATCCATCCGTGCCGTCACCTGTGTGCCCTTTGGGTTTTCGGCTTTGGGCCTTCCCGTTCTGGGACTCATGGAGTCACCTCGCTTTCTTACTGTCATTATATTTAATGACAGTCAGAAAGTCAAGCACAATTTGACCACAAATGGACAGAATATGAAAAATTCCGTTTGACTACACACTAATAGAATGATATCATTCTATTAGAATCGTCGATTGATTCGGCACAAGAAAGGAGATATCCCTATGAAGAAGATCCTTGCCCTGATACTGGCGCTGCTCTGCCTCCCCGCAGCAGCCTTTGCAGACGTTCTGGCAGATGGCTGGCAGGACGCAACGCTGGAGGAGCTGCTGGCAGCCCAGGAAGCCATCGCCGATCAGGTGAGCGCGCTGCGTGCCGCATCCTATGAGCAGGCCGAAACGCTGACCTATTCCGGCACAGGCACCAAGATCATTTCCGGCGTTGATGTCGTCCAGATCCCCGCACGCGTGACCGTGGAAGGCGCCGTCACGATGACATTGACCGGCGGCTCCTATGACCACAAGTTCAACCCGTGGGAGCGTGAAATGGCCTGCGACGTCCTGACCGAAGCTGCAACCTATGACATGATGGTCGAAGGCAGCGGCGACTGGACAATCACCATTGAGCCGCTCAAGGCTGGCGGTACCATGTCGCTCAGCGGCGTCGGCCCCTATGTTTCCGACTTTTTCGAGCTGCCCGCCGCTACCATCGTGAACTGCAGCATGGACGCCTCCATGACCGATGCCTGGACCGCCTCCCTGTACATCTACATGGGCGAACAGTATGAGCATTTTGACAGCTGGCGTCAGGAGTCCGTCATCGGCGACGCCCTTTTCTCCAAACCCCTGACGCTCACCGGCGAGGCCATTATCAAGCCCGTCAAGGGACGCGACCTGTATTTCTGGATCATCTCCGTGCCCGTAGGCGCTGAATGGTCGATCGAAGCCCAATGACACCCGGCGGCAAAAGCGTCAACGTTGACGCCTTTGCCGCTTTTTCATCTCGGAATATAGCTGAGCCGCCGTCCTGCTGGCTTCTCCTTCGCCCTGGAGCGCTGTTCCATGCTGCGGATCCTCTCCTGCGTCAGCACCCAGAGAGCACGCGGCGACATCTCCCAGAAGGCGTCGACAGACACCCCCATATCCAGCGCATTGTACATCAGCCAGCCCCAGGGCCATCGTCCGGCATCCCGGTCTGGCTGTCTGCGTTTGGGGACGTATCCTCCGGCGGCAGCGACTTGCTCAGCTCACGCATGATGATCTCGCTCACACCTTCAACGCTGCCCAGCGAGAAGCGGCTGTCAAACTCCGCAAAGGTCATCTCCGCCCCGCCAGCGATCAGGGCGCCATAGTAGAGCGCCTGCATGGCAGCATAGCGCCCCTTGCCGGCATCGCCGAGGATATCGAAGTAGCCCTTGTCCGGACGTTTGTACACATCCTCGTACACGTCCTCCGCAATCCGGGCAGCACGGTTATTGAAAACCAGCTTATACTGCACGCCGTCGAGCGTCAGCTGCTGTGCAGGCGCTGCAAGATCACGCCCCTTGGCTGCAAAATCTTGATACATAACAACACGCGGGCAGGCGCACATATGCGTCTGCCCGCTTCCCTCCTGTCAGATCTCTTATCAGGCAGCCGCGCCCGTGTAGACGGCTTCGAACCAGCCGGTGGCGACAGAAGCCTTGTCCTCGCTCAGTTCTGCAGTGTTGACACAGTAGTAGAGCAGGTTGTCACAGACACGGCGGTCGAAACGACCAGAGTAGGTAGGATGCTGGTACTCGTACTTGTCCTCCTGAGTCTTGGCAGAGGTGTCAGACTCGGAGAACTTGCCGCGCACCAGCCACCAGAGTTCCTTGGAGCCGTCGTCCAGAGTCAGGGCAAAGCCGATGGCGACCTCAGGGGCGTTGTCATCGCCGGTGGACATCTCCACGCCGTTGGCGTCCACCTTGCGGCCCAGCAGGATGCGGCGCACAGCGGGCAGCACCTGATCAGCCTTGATTTTGACATCGTAGCCATCCACATTCTTGCGGTAGCGCTGAAGGACGTTGGAGGCGTATACCTGGCCTTCCTTGAAGCGCGGAGTAATGGTAACCTCCATGGTATGGCCCATAACAGCGGGCTTGTCATAGGTGGGGGGATTGGTTGCGTCACCAGGGGTTTTGATCAGGGCGTAGTACACGTCCAGTACGCCCTCGTAGTAAGGAGTCTGCTTGCTGATCTCAGACATGGTCAATTACCTCCTCATTGATTGCTCGCCGCACAATGATGGGCGAGTTGTAGAGCTGGGTCTGGGAGTCATATCCCTGTGCGCCGTACTGGGAAACCCGAAGCCCCCGTCGGCGCAGGGCAGCCACCACCACGCGGATCTCATCGACTACGGGGAGGCGACTGTAGATACTGACCTGAGCAACATCCTCCGATCTTGTCGGCCTGTTGCTGGCATAGGTCAGTGCTGCAGACGGCAGCATGTATGCCGTCAGGTAGATATCCTCTGTGCCGGGCGCATTCTGCAGATGGTAAGGCCAGGGCAGCGCAGTAAGCACATCATTGAGGATCTGCGCCAGAGGCAGGTCAGACATGCCCCACCACCTCCTCCCATTTGCTGCGTATGGCGTCGAGGATACGTACCTGATTGTCCTCAAATGCCGGCCGCATCCATGGTCTGGGTGGCATGGGCGAGAGGACATAGGTCTTCTGTACACCGTTGCGTGTGACACGCGTGAAGCTGCTGGCGCCTCGCCCATACTCAAGCACGAATCCGACCTCCTCCAGTCTTTGTCCATCCGGAGTCGTTCCGCTGGGATACAGCTCGATGTACGATGACGACCCACTCCGCTTTACGGCGCTGCGCTTGATGCTGCGCCTCAGCTGACCAGTATCATCCTGCCATGCAGCCGTACGCTCCATGGCATCCTGCGCCACGTCCGCGCCGGCATTGAGCATCGCCGGGATCCCTGCCACGGTACGCTTGTCCATGTAATCAAGCGAGCGGAGAAAATCCTCGACGCCAGTGGTCGTGAACTTAGCCATCCGTCTCCCTCCAGTAGCGGCTGCGCACATCCCTGCAGCGGTGCTGCTCAAAGTCACCCGCGTAGCCCAGGTGATTGGTGGACACGATGCCGTAGTCCACGCCGCCAAAGCGGAGGCGATCATCACGCTGCACTCCATACCCGACGCGGCAGGTAAATGTGACAATGTCCTCCGTCTGGGCGGCGGAGGACGCATGGAAGTCGCGGCCGGACACATCCGTCACCCGACACCAGAGGGTCTCACCTTCGGGTTCCCAGGTGTGGATGAGCCGTCCGTAGGTGTCTGTCACGGCATGATGGCGCAGCAGCACCACCGGATGCCGGAGATCTCCCGCGTTGATGCTCACGGGCTTTCACCTGCCTCCGGGGTGTAGTGCAGCACGTTGACGATGGGTAGCAACGCATCCGGGACAGTGCCGACTTTGTCGATGATGAGGCCACGATTATCATGGTAGTGGAGCGCCATCATGTAGATTGTCAGCTCATACAGCCGGTCACCCTGCAGCCGATCGGCGCGCACTCCCTGCGCGCTGAGTCCCGCGACGGCTGCCTCCAGATAGAGGAGGCAGTCATCATCGGTGGCCATACCTGGGGCAAGACGGCTGTACGCGCGGAATCTCGCCAGATCATAGGCAGGCACGTCAATCCCCCTCACCACATGCACGGACAGGGATCCCTGTCGCAGCTGCATCGCTGAACGCAGCATAGACGAAGTCCATGACCTGGTCCTGCACTTCGCATGCATGCTGTGCCGCGATCTCCGTATCCACCACCAGCACCGATACCGTGACAGAACGGCCATCCTTAATACTGGAGGAAATGTGGCATACGTCACGGATACTGTTATCAGCACCGGCTACGCGGATCACTCTGGACGACGAACGCGTATCACTCGACTGCAAAGACATGGGTGCACCTCCGTGTATTACTTGGCAGCTAGAGCAAGCGCCACAGCCGCCTTGTCATCATAGACCTGATAATCCTGGCGCATAATCGCGCGGATCTCAAGGCCGTTGTTATCCCACGCATCGCCACCAACAGTGGTCGACGTCAGCTCCATAGCGCCGCGGTCGAACAGCACACCATAGCTCTTGAAATCACCAATGTACACAGGGGATCCACTGGCAAGATCGGCCATATCCTCATCATCCACGTAGTCCAGAGGACGGTTGCACAGGCGATCTTCCGTCGCCTGCGTGGGGTTGGGCTGCAGGATCGGACGGTTGTTGGCGTCCAGCTCGCAGTCCATCAGGTTATAGCCGCTGGCATTGGTCAGGATCATCGCACGGCGGGAGACAGCACGACGCAGATTCTTGTTCAGAGCACCCTTGACAGCCAGGTGGATAGGCGAACCTGCAGCCACGGCGGCAGGAGTCAGCTTACCCAGCAGTGCGATCAGATTGGCGTTCTCGGTAGCAATCTTCGCCTCCGCGAGCTTGCGCTCAATGTAGGCCTGCATGGCAGGCGCATCACTGGCCAGCTCACCGCCGATGAAAACCTTCTTGCGATAGGTGCTCAGCGTGTAATTGATCTGGCGCAGCAGCTTCTGCTCTGCCTCCGTGAGCGTGGGCGTGGGCTGAGCTTCGCCCACCTTGGTAAACTGCAGGCGAACACCGCGCTCAATGACACGGGAGCCCGTGTTGGAGCTGACGTTCTCAACAGTAAAGTAATTCCGCAGCGGGTTCATCTCGTTGACCAGCGTGATGATGTTGGTTTCCATGTCCACGGGGACAGCAAAACCGCCCTGCTCACCCGCAGGATCGCCGCCGCCGATGGTCAGTACATCCATCAGGGGCTTATAGGCATCGTTATAGCGCAGCGCATCGCCAGCACGGTAGCCATTGGTGATCGCAGCCATAAAGGCGCGGTGATACTCACGGGATGCACGGATCCTGTTACGGCGCGCAGCAACGCTCGTGTCCTCATCGGGGCCAGGCTGATTCTGCGCCTGCTGACGCTGCTGGCTTTCCGCAGCAGCAATAGCATTGCGCAGAGTCTGGATCTTCGCCGTCAGATCGGCGGCCGTCTGGTTGTTGGCGCTGATCTGATCGGTCGCGGCGTTGGAGTTGAGCAGCTGCATACCAGCCTGCACAGTGTCGTTCAGCTGGCGAGTCAGATCCTGCAGGCGTTCCCTCATCTCGGCAAGAGTCATGGTGTGTACCTCCATTATGTTATGATTTGATTACAGGTTTGCGATAGTAGCGTACAATGAAAGCCGGGCCCGGAGCTGCTCACGGAGAGCGGCGTCGGACTCGGCTTGGGGATCGGGTTCGGGTTTGGGTTCGGGCGGTCGCGGGGGCACGGGCTGGCCGGGCATGCCGGAGAGCCACTGGTGGCGTACGCCGCTGGCGTAGATGAGCGGGCGGGCGGCTGCGGCGATGCGGGCAGCAGGATCCTCGGGCTCCTCCTCCTCATCATCGTCCTCCTCCGGCTCTGCGGGCGGCTCCTCCGGGGCTGCGCCGCGGTAGAGCATCCGGTCTGCAAAGCCCAGCTTGACGGCTGCGGCAGCGTTTAGCCAGGTCTCATCCTCCATCATCTGGCGGATCTTCTGGCGGGACATGCCGGTACGGAGACGGTAAGCCTCGCAGATCCCCTCGTCTACAGCAGTCAGCTGACGCTGGGCCTCATCCATGTCATCCACGTTCCCCACCGCAAAGGTGCTGGCCCGGTGGATCATGAGATAGGACGTGGGAGACATGCACAGCTCGTCAGCAGCCATAGCGATGACGCTGGCGGCGCTGGCAGCCAGGCCGTCCACACAGATGGTCACATGGCCGGGATACTCGCGCAGGGCAGTGTAGATGGTGCTGCCCTCGATGACGTCACCGCCGGGAGAGTTGAGCCAGACGGTGAGATCGCCGGTGCGGGTGGCCAGCTCATCGCGCAGCCACTGGCCGGTCACGCCCTCCGTCCACCAGTCACTGCCGATCTGGCCGTCGATGCGCAGATCGGGCGCCGGTGGGATGGCGGGGTTGCGCTGTTTACTTGCGTTTGCGGGCATGGGTTGTCACTCCTTTCTGCGCGGCAGCTGCCTGCCGTGCCTGTTCTATGGCGATGTCCAGCGGCACGAGGTCGCGGGAAATCAGCGGGATGTCACCTCCCTCGACCGGAGGCAGGTTGTCCTCACGCCGGGCTTCGTTGATGGTGAGGTTGCCTGAGCGCACGCCGATGGAGTGCCTGTTGGCCATGGTCAGCACGTCCGCGCGCTGCAGCACGCGCATGTCCATCACAAAGTGCCAGCCCTCGCAGATCATCTGCCAGGTCAGGAGCTTGGCGTCGGCCTCCGCCTCCCACTGGGTCACCCACGAGAGCAGGGTCATCTGCTGGAACTCCAGCATTTCCTGCTCTGCCGTGGCATAGGAGGTGTCAGAGTGGTCGCCCAGCATGTGAGGCGGCACGAGGTTGACAGTGGCGATACGGTTGGCAGTGGCCTTCTCTACTTCCGCCAGTTCCGTGTCGATGGGGCTGTTGCTCAACGCATTGGCCGTCATGCCGCCCTGAAGGATCACAGCTTTGCCGCCGGATCCCTTGTACACAGAGAGGAACTCCTTGACGACCTCCTTCTGCCGTGCTGCACTCAGGCCGGTGTTGGGCACAGTGATGACGATGGTGCCATTGACGGAATCCATCTGCTCCAGACTGTAGCGTTTGATGCGCCGGTCATACTCCAGGGCGCCACCCAGCACAGCATGCTGTGAGATACCGCGCACGCCGTTGTGCGACACGCCGCGCAGCGCAAACACATCACAAGATGGCAGATATTCGACGCGATCGTCCCACTGCACACGGTACCAGACCTCATCCGTAGGTGTGACAATCTCCCAGACCCGCTGAGGATCAACCTGCTGCAGGTTGAGGATGGTCACGCCATCTGCTGCACGTCTGATGATGCTATAGGCACGGCCGGCATCTGTAGCGTTTGCCTGCATGGTGCGGCGCCACTCAAAGGCATGATAGCGCGGCCCGGGCGCATAGGAGATCAGGCGATTGAGCGGATGCTGCGTGTCAATACTGTCTCCCCTGTACAGATGCATGGGCATGAGCGCCACGGTGTTTGACACACGGGCAACGGCGCTGTAGATCATCTCACTGCCCATCAAATGGAGATCACCGAGCGTTCGGGATGCTGCCCGGCTCCCTTCCGGCGCAGTATCCCGGACAGTAGGCTGCGCCCGATCCGTGACAGGAGCATCACGCGGACGTCGGAAGATCCTGTCCAGGAGTCGGGGACGGAATATACGCTGTTCGGGCATTTCAGGTACCTCCCAGTCTGTGTACGGTAATTGTCGGCTCAGTCTCAGACTCCACGCCCTCACGTACCCACACCACCCAGGCGTCGAGCAGGGCCATAAAGCCGTCGATCTTGAGGTGGCGCTTGCGCTTGGTGGGCATCCAGATGGCAGTGACCGCATCCTTGTGGGGATCGTTGCGCAGCCGGACGTTGTGCATGTACCAGCGCATGACAGGGTCTCGGTTGTAGACCAGGCGGCCGTGTCGCATCAGGTCGAGGATGTCATGCATGGGGTCATTGAGGGTGAGGGGGCCCTGACGGACGACGTCGGTCTCCCAGCCATGGGCCTGTAGCAGCTGATTGAGGCGCACAGCGTTGGCGGGGTCATAGCCGATCTTGCGGACGTCCTCGCCCGCTGCCTCATGGGCAGTAAGCCAGTCATACACCACGTCATGGCTGATGACCTCATCGTCCACGATGTCCAGGAGCCCGAGCATCTGCCAGTGCTCAAAGGGGGTCTTGCCGCCATCCGCAACCACATAGGCCTGGGTGACCCAGCTGTGGTGCCGCAGGGCAACGCGGCCGTCAGGCAGGGGCGTGAGCAGCGCGGCGGCCGTCATGTCCTCGCGGGTGGACAGATCGTATCCCGCAAAGGTCGGCAGACCGGTCAGCTCCACGGGGTCGATCACGTCCTGGTTGCGGTCAATGATCTCCATGGACGCCCAGGCTGTGTCCGCCATGTCCGTCATGATGTTGAGCTGCTTGTTGACAAAGTCCGCCCGCTGCTGTGGGATATGCTTGACGCGCTCCCAGTCGGCGATCAGGTCATCCAGATCCAGCAGCGTCCCGATGGACGGGTTGGCCTTGATCCAGGTGGACGGATCGTCGATCTTATCCCCCTTGTCCAACTCCGCGCCAAAGAAAAAGAGCCTGTCCGCCACCGCCGGTGACAGCAGGCCCTCATAGAGCGCTGAGGTAAACAGGTTATACAGATCGACCAGCGGGCCGTCCAGCACCTGGCCCATGGTGGTGATGTACATGGCCAACGGCTGGCGGCGCTTGAGCATGCCGCGCCGGACAACGTTGATCAGCAGCCAGTTGGTGTAGGCGTGGATCTCATCAAAGATCGCGCAGTGGGGCGCCAGACCGTCCAGCCGACGTGAGTCGGAGGAGCGATGCTGGATGCGGGCGTTGGCTGCGTCGTAAAACAGGCTGTCCCGGTTGGGGCGGAAGCGGCGGCGCAGCGAGGGCGAGGCGATGATCTGCCGGCGGCACTCATCGTAGACGATAGCCGCCTGCTCTTTGGAATTGGCCAGCAGGTACACGTCCGCACCGCGCTCGTGATCCTTGGCGGCCATGAAGGTAGCCACGCCGGACATGAGGGTGGATTTGCCGTTGCCGCGGCCCACGAGGATGAGCGCCTCGCGGTAGCGGCGCAACCCGGTCTCCCTGTCCACCCAGCCGTAGATGGAGCAGAGGCAGAATACCTCCCACCCCAGCAGCTCCATGCGATCGATCGCACCCTTGGTGGGGGCAAGATAGCGCTCCATGTAGCGCACGGGGCGGGCAGCGAGATCCGGGTCAAAGCGCCACGGATAGTCGGGATCGGAGGCAGCCTTATCCATGTCCCGGCGATGGCGCTCACAGGCGGCGATGACCTTACGGCTGGCGAGGATCTCGCCTGAGAGGACGGCGGAGATGTATCCCTCGAAGCGCTCCATGACGTCCTCGCGCTCCCGGATGGAGCGGTCGAAAGCGTCCAACGCCAGCCGCGCACCCCGGTTGACCTCAGCAGGGGCCGCAGCAATCGTCAGGTCAGAAGCTGTCAAATCCGTCGTCAAAGAGGCTGCCCTGCTGTGCTGTGCGGCGGCTGGCGGGGGTGATGCGCAGTTCCGACATCAGCTTGCGCTGCTGCTCAATGCAGCGCTGGATGGTGTTGATAGACTTGTTCTCCCGGTCGACGACCTGCCGCCCGTTTCGGTACTTGTCCCGAAGACCCTTCTGACGGATGTCCTCCCGGGCCAGCTCCGCGATGCGCTCCAGCTCCGCGATCTGGGCGACGATGTGCTGCGCTGCTGCATCAAAACCCTCCGGACGACTGGCCACGACATCGCAGAGCCGGTCGTACAGGCGGATGGCGGGGTCGCACTCATCCAGACGGCTGATATGCTCAGTGCGCAGCTCATCGTCGACAGCTGCACGGGTCTCCTCAGACATGGTGATCACCTCTTGTCGATCAGATCTTGATGACCCGGATCCCTTCCGGGTAGGCGCGCTCCGGGCGCGTCCTGCGGCGCTCCGGGTGCCGGCGCTCGTGGTGCATATCGCACAGACTGATCAGGTTGTCCAGCGCCAGAGCCAGGTCCGGATGTTCCTTGCGGGGCTGCAGATGGTGCACCATATCCGCCGGGCGCACCTGCCAGGTCGGGTCGCGCCGGTAGCACGCCAGGCAGTCCTGGCACAGCCCCAGATCCCGGGCCAGCGCCGCTGTGCGCACATGCCGCCACGCCGCCGTGCTGTAAAAGGGATCGGCCTGCTTGTCGTGCATGGGTACCTCCGGGGACACAAAGAGGGAGGCGGCGTTTGCCGTCTCCCTCAGATGGTTGTGTGCATTGTAACGATACCATACCAAGAGGGTACCGTGCAAGTACCGCGAGGGTACCACACATGTACCGTTCGGGTACTGTTCTGGTACCGCGCAGGTACCGCGAGGGTACCGTTGGGCTCTGCGGTGCGTTGCACATTTCTGGTCATTCCCTGGGAATGCGCTGGAGCCAACGCCTGGTCATCAGCTGCTCTATTGTCTGCACACGCCGGTGCAGCTGGATACTCAGCACCCATGTACTGACCGATACACCAAAGGCGCAGCCGGCAATAATCGGCACGGCTTGAGCTGCCAGAAACTCAATGATCTGCATCATGACTCTTCCCCTCCTTTGCTACGATGGCGGCAGCGATCCGCTGCCAGGCGTTGATGTGGATGGTCATGCTGCTGGCGACATAGATCGCGGTCACGGCCAGCTGCTGCAGCACGTTCAGATGCCAGCCGGCCAGGCCGGACACGAGGCAGATCAGCGGGAAGGAGACCGTCAAGGATTCCAGGTAGGCGCGGATCACAGTTTCCACTCCCTTCCGCTGCTGTACAGCTCTTGGGCCTGATTTTCAAGCGGTTCCATCCAGGGCGCTTTGGGCAAGACATACTTCCCCAGAGGGAGGCCGCGCAGGGTGTCCGGGTCGGCAAGGGCCGCCCGGATGACATGCAGCGGGATGCAGCCGATCCAGATATCCATCAGCAGACGGGTCATCATCCCAGTATCGCGCTCGCACAGGTCATTCCACAGCAGGTAGATGTTGGTGCCGCCGATGTCCAGGGCCATCAGGATGGTCACGAGCTTCTGGTAGAGCTTGCGGGAGCTGTGCTGGTGCAGCTCCGTGAGGGCCTGCAGGCAGCCGGGGTTACCGTCAGACAGGGCGATCATCGCCAGCATGTCCGCGGGGGCGATCTTCTGGTTGGTGGACGTCATGGGGTGTACCTCCTTCATTCGCATTGCATGATCTCATCGTAGAGCTCCGGGGTGCGTTCGCCGCCGTCGTAGCGGCGTTTGAGGGGCAGGAGGATGGCGTACAGGCCGATGTAGCCCGAGGCGCCGACGTCGGCGTATTCCGCGATCATCATGTTGAGATAATTGACCGCCGGGAGCCATGCTTTGTCGTCGGTGGTCAGGCGCAGGTCAGGCTGTCGGCTGAGCACGTCCATGACCAGTGTCTTTTGCTCAGGGGACAGACCGTCCCAGCAGATCCGTGTCGTGTCGATGATGGCCATCAGCGCCGCCTCCCTTCCCGCCGCACCCTGAGAAGCGCGGCGAGGATGATCCCGCCCAGCACCAGCAGCGCCAGCGGCACGCTCACCAGCGCGGAGGCGGCCAGTGCGCCCATGGCAAAGTCAAAGCCGTCTGCAAAGCTCATGTGTCCACCTCCGGATCCAGCACGATCCGCCGGTAGGGGCAGCTGCGCTTGTCCTGCTTTGCGGCCTCGCGGGCGATGGGCAGCATGCTGGGCACCTGCTCATAGGCCTTGCGGAGCTGGCAGTCCTTGCTCTGGAGGTAATCGCAGCTGCAGCACATCTCGCAGCTCTCCAGCGCCCGGTTTACAATGTGGCTCAGGGCGCGCCAGGGCATATTGACCCAACCCTGATGGGCGGTCGGTGCAGCGCTGAGAGTGATGCTGGCATCGTTGGCATTGTTAGCGATGGCGATCAGCTGCGCACCGGAGACCTTGTCGCTCATGAGCTGACAGGCGTTGTTGAGCATAGTGATCGCAGTACGCAGACGCCGATCGGCGCCAGCATACTGGGCAAATGGCGTCAGCACATCCTCCTGTGCCTGGATCAGCAGATGCAAACAGACCTTGCAGGCGATGAGCATCTCCACCTCTGCGTTACTGATGCGCTTGCGGCCCTGCAGCTGATCCATCATCTCAAGGTCCTTTTCATCGTAGTACTTGTCCGGCTCGCCGCGCTTGACAGCCCGGAGTACCTTCATTCATCATCATCCTTTCCGCTGTGGTAGTCCTGAGGGAGGAGCGCATCCACCAACGCAGGCGGCAGCTCCCGCAGCAGCGCACTCCCCTCCTGCTTCAAATTCTTGACCCTTGAGAGGGACAGGTGCATGTCCACGGAGATCTCCCGACAGCTGCTGCGCCGGATGTAATAGGCATACATCACTGCCGCATGCTGATCACGGCCACAAAGCCCCCGGTCGATCAGCATAGCCCCGGCGATCTCCTCCGCGTCCCTGTCCCGCATCCGGGCAGCAACCTCGTTTTCCAGCCGCTCCTGCGCGACGACGTAAGCAGCCATTCTGTCCCTTTCAGCGGTGGAGCGGATCCCTCCATTGTCGCTGCGCCCACCCAGTCCCCCAGCCGCAGACCGCAGCCGCTGGAGCCGTCCCTGCAGGCTGTCCAGCTGCCTCTCTGCCGCCCGGCAAGCCTCCAGCACATCCATCGCATCCATGTGTATCACCCCTCTCCGTCATGGTGTGCTATGGCTCAGTATGGTAGATCTTCCGGTTCGACGATCTCCAGGCCAGTCTCCGGATCCACGGGAGCAGGCGGCGCGTCCTCCTGATCCTGCCGCGAGGAGAGGAACTCCACCTCTGATGCGGTCAGCTCCAGGAGCGCGTTGAGGCGGCCGTCCTGCCCCGTCCAGGCGGTGGCTTTCGGGCGGCCCACGACGGCCACCCGGCTGCCCTTGCGCAGGTACTTCAGGCAGATCTCACCGAGCTTTTCCCAGACGGTTACCTTGACCCAGGTGGGGGCACGGTCGCGGCCGTTGCTGACAGCCACGCGGAAGGACACGACGGTATCGCCGCTGGGGATCTGGCGCTGGACGGGATCGCCGCCCAGGTTGCCGATGAGGATGGTTTTGAGCATCAGGGTGTACCTCCGTTTTTGATTTGTGCGAGGACTTGCAGGGCAACGAGGTTGAGGTTAACTGCCTGATAAACCTGCGTCTTGCCGTTGCCGCGGCCCCAGCGGATGCAGCGGGGCATCAGAGGGATGTGTTGTTCGATCTCCGGCGGGAGCACGGAGAGCAGCCGCAGCTGCCCCTGCTCCATGCGGACGACGCAGAGCCTGCCATCCTGTCGGACGATCTGACCGTTACAGCGCCACTCCGCCTGATCCATCCATCGCCCTGCCAGCATGATCCCGGTGAGGTAGCGCAGCCCGTCGGCGTGGGTATCGCCATGGCGCTGGACAAAGTCCACGAGCAGCTGCGCCTTGTTGCGCTGCATGCCGGTGCCCATGAGCACCCGCAGGAATCTTTTGCGTGTCATACGTTGCCTCCTTTGCTGATCGTATCCAGCAGCATCCAGTCATCCCACAGGCCCACCAGCTGCATGACGACCTCATGCTGACAGGCGGGGACGTCGCCCATGGCGCGGATGCTCAGGCCGCAGGCCTGGCTGATGTGATGCCGGACGGCGCGGCGGATAGCGCTGCTGATGAGGTTGATGCGGCGCGGATCCGACCAGCCGTTGGCCGCTGCCAGCTCGGTCGCCCGGGCGCGGATGGCCCGAGTCAGGTCGCCGCGCTGCTGAGAGCTCAGAGGCGTGCGCTGGGCCTGATCGGCCAGCTGCCGGGTGACGTCGGCCAGCTGCTCACTCATGGCGTGCATCTGGGCGGCCATGTCCCGCAGCATCCCGGCCATCTGCAGATTGACCTGCTGGTTCTGCCGGATCATCTGCGTCAGGCGCTGGTCGATGATCTGCAGGGCGTTGCCTTGCTGGGTGGTGTTGGTCAGCTCCTGTGTCATGACCGCAGCACCTCCAGATCCAGACCGCCGAACACAGCATCCAGCTCATCCTCGACCTCAATCACCTGCGTGTTGAGAGCCAGCTGGGCAAGCTTGAGCCAGTCAGCGACGCGGCGCAGCTGCTGCAGGTAGGCATCGCGGGTGTCGGTATCCGCGCCGGAGAGAGCCGTGCCCATGTAGGGCAGTTCCCCAACCTCCATGAGGTAGGTGCGGGTCGCCCGGGCGAAGCGGTCGGCGGTCAGGCCGGCCTGCGGATCCTTGCCGGCGGCGGCCGCGGAGGCGTGGGTGGATTTGAGGGTCAGCAGCTCCTGCACGGCGGCGCGGCGGTCGCTGTCGGCCTTGATCAGGCGGCTTCGGAGATCCGCAACCTCCTCAGCGCTGGCGGCTTTGGCAGCCTTTTCGGCAGCCTGTGTGGCATCGCGGGCGGCGGCTTCTGCAGCAGCACGAGCGGCTTCCGCTCTGTCCAGATCCAGATCGCGCTGGCTGAGGAGCTTGCGGTAATTCTCCACCCGCTGCGCCGCGATGACCTCGGCGTGGCTGTTGGCGGAGGCCCGCTCCTGCTCCCGGATGCGCAGGATTTCCTTGTGATGCTGCTCCTGCATGCGCTCGCTCTGGCGGCTGGCCAGGGCGCGCTCGGCTGCGCGGGTCTCCTCCCGGGCGGCCTCAATCCGGCGCTTGAGTTCCGAGACGGACACCTGCTCCTCCGCAGCTGCTGCACCCAGAGCGTCGCGCTTTTCCTCCTCCAGGCCGGAGGAGATCAGCAGCATCGCCTTGGACATATCCAGCCTGGCCAGCGGGGAACTCTCGTCGATCTCCCGGGCGACCTGCATGCAGCGTTGCACGTGGCGGATGGCCATGCCGGTGGTGCGGGTGGCCCAGTCCTCCCACTGGCCGTGGGGGACGACACCGGAGGCTTTGGCCTCGATCAGCGTCCGGCCGATGCCCAGGTATCCGCCCGCAACCTGTTCCTTGTACAGGTCGATACGGGCCTCGTATGCTTCCAGCGTCACCAGGGCGCGGGTGGGGTTGGTCAGGTCAGTCATGGGTCAGCACCTCCATATCCGTATTGCTGATATCCAGGTTGTTTCCGATCGCGTGGGCGGCCTCGCGCAGGCGCTGGGCGTCGCGGGGAATGCGTAGGGTCTTGCAGCGCCAGCTCTCCATGACCTCCCAGCCGGTCAGGAGAGCGGCTGCCTGATGGATGCTGCGGGTGGGGACGCCGGGTACGGCCTTGCGCAGCATCTCCTGCGTCGCTCTGCAGAGTCGGTTGACGTCGGGCATCATGCACGGGTGTACCCGCAGGTGGCGGGCAAAGGCGGCCCGGGCGCGACTGGTGACGCCCTCGGAGATCATCCGGAAAAGCACGCTGTCGCAGGTGACGTGGTCCCCCACGTCGATGGCGTAGTATCCTTTTGCGCTCCGTGTGGAGATCCGCAGGGGTGACTGTCCGGCCACGATCACGCCGGCGCGCGTCATGCAGTCCATGTGGCAGGAGATCGCCACCAGCTTTGCGTCGATATGCGGGCGCATGGCCGGATCTTCCGAGAGGCTCCACGCATCATAGGTCAGCAGCGACTCACCGCGCATCAGCTCCTCCTGCAGGCGAGTGATGGGCAGGGCGCACAGCGGTGTGGACACATCTACATCTGCGGCGTACAGCCCGCGGGCGATCGGCGGCAGGCGCAGAGCCGACTTGCCGTGGACGTACAGGGCAAAGGGCTGCATGCACAGCCAGTGCGTCCGGATCAGCTCCATCAGGCCGACATAGCCCATCAGAGGGTAGTAGGCATTCAGCGGCAGGTGCGTGCGCAGCAGGTTATCCGTCAGCTCCACGCAGGAGCGGTCATCCATGACCCGGCGGATCTCAGCGTCGTTGATCATCTGGTACGTCCTCCTTCATGTCGATTTCACGGGGTGGTCTGGGCGGGCAGATACCCCATTGCCCCCAGAGATCTTCCATGCGCACCGGGAGCTCGTGTTGCCAGTCCACACGCGTCAGATGGCGCGGACAGGACTTGCGCGGGCAGCCCTGGCGGGTGCAGTAGGTTATATCCTTGAAGCAGAACAATCCCGCTCCCCCTCCTCTCCCTCCTGTCGCTCCCTGCACAGCATCGCCTCCGCGATCAGGCGCTCGCGCTGCTCCTGCCAGAGTTCCACACCGATCTCCAGTATCTCGCTGCTATCGCCCAGCTGCATCTCCAGCAGCGTCAGCAGCAGGCACACGCCCAGGGCGTCCAGCTTGCCGCCCAGCCCCATCGTAGCGCGGATAGAGCCGCCCGGATCGGTACAGATCACATAGGCCATCGTGCTGTCCCCCTTAAGGGCCTGCACATCGCCGTTATCATAATGGATCTCAACTCTCATATCATCACTCCCATGGGTTGTCGGGGTCGCCTACGGCGATGGTCAGCTGCTCGACCTGCTGTGGGCTGGGGTTGCCGTCAAAGATGTGGACGGGGATCCACAGATACCGCTTGGTGCGGCCGTTGATGGACTTGCCCCGGGTGGGCTTGCCGTCCTTGTCCGGGGAACACTGGCCGTCCTCCCTCAAGCGCTGCATCATGGCCAGGCGGCTGCCGGGGAACTCCTGCCCCTTGCGCCGGAACTGTTCGCAGACCAGGGTGAAGCTGATATCCGGCAGGAGGTAGTAATACCGGCTGTCCTTGTAGCCGATCATGCCCTTGGGCGGCGCATTGAGCAGACGCTCCGCGTCCTCCAAATCGCGGATGGTGGCGGTGCCGTTGATGACCAGCTCCTGCAGCGTGTCCAGGAACATCTGCGCGGGGTTTGTTTCACCCACGTCCTGCCGCTGGGAAGTGACGTTGCGGAGGATGCTGCTCCAGGCATTATCACAGAGCTGGCGCAGGGTATCCGGATCGTCGCCCATGCCCAGGGCGTGCATCTGGTAGCGCAGGTACATCTCATACCCCAGCATCAGATGGGCCACGTTGCCGGGGGTGCGGGCGTGGCCGCCCCTGAGCTCCCGCTGCGCCCGGGCGCGGTAGCCCACAAAGTGCTCCTGCAGCATGTCCGGCAGGGTGGGCAGTTGAGCCAGCAGCCACTCAATGTAGCCGCGCATGGCCCGGCGCAGGTAGCCCTTGCTGGCTTTGAGCTGCACGTCGGTCAGGTTATCGTTTTTTGGCACGTTGCCCTCCTCCATGTGGATGCAGTAGTATCTCTCCAGACCGGATTCACCGATGTCCGGCAGGTGCTCGCCGGTCATCAGGCAGGTGGAGCGCGGCGGGGTGGACTCGCGGCGGGTGCTGTCGGCGTTGAGGATATCGCGGCTGACGCCATCGCCGAACATGCGCGAAAGCTCCTGGGCCATCTGCTCCATGCGCTTCTTCTGCTGCCCGTTGGTGGCGGGGAAGTAATCGTCCACGACCAGGAGCGAGTCTTTGAGGGCAAAGGCGCACTGGCGGATGTGGCCGATGGATCCGGCAAAGGACGCCGGGAAGGAGCTACCGTCGAAGCGGGCGAAGAAGTTGAGCATGAGCGAGGCGGTGACGGATTTGCCCGAGCCCGTCCGGCCGTAGAGGTAGACCAGGAAACGGGGGCCGATGCCCATCCTTTCCAGGAGCTCCCGCAGCGAGGTGAGGAACACCAGCGCCACGCAGGGGATGTGCACCCAGGCGGGCATGCAGGTGGTGAGGCGATTGGCCTCGAGCATGGCGTCCGTTTCGGAGATCTCCGACCAGCTGCTGCCCTCCTCCGGGGCGAGGCGGTAGCGGGTCAGGTTGCCCGGGCCCAGATCCACCTGCACATCCTCCGCGCCGATCGCGCCGCCCTGGAACAGATAGCAGGGTTTTCCGCCAATCTCCCGCCAGCCCGTGTGCAGGTACTTGCTCACATGCCGGGTGAGAGAACGCCCCACCTCCGTCATGGCGTAGCGGATGTTGTCCCTCACGGTATTACCCGTAGCCACGTTGACCTGCATGGGCCAGGCGTACTCCATCCAGCGCATCTGCCCGCCGAAGTCGGCGTAGGGCACACGTACATCCGGCAGCCGACGGCCACCAGCGTCCCAGGCGTTGATGAGATACTCACCGCGCTGGGTGACGCCGTTGTCAGTTGTGACGGCGTAGGCCGGATAACCCACAAAGGTGCACAGCGCGCGGCCGTCACCCTCCTTGTCCCATTTGGCAAAGCAGCCGTCCTTGATGGTGTAGCCGGGGATACGGGTGGAGACGATGTCGATGACGCGCTGGCGGCGGGTCTCATCATCCTCCAGATCCTCCGGGGTGCACAGGGGCGCATCGGCCACCAGCGCCAGCAGCGCTTCCCGGGCCTTGTCCAGGCCGATCATGTCAGCCAGATCGGTGATGTCCCCCTTTGGCGGCATTTGGTGCGCCTTGCGCAGATCGATCCAGCGCACCTTGCACCCGGCGTCCAGCAACGCCAGACCGACGCGCTGGCGGTCGCTCAGGCCGACGGCGTCCACGTCCGGCACGAGGATCACCTCAGCGCCGGCGAGCGTGTCGGTGTGCTCCTGCTGCCACTTGATGGCCTGCCCGGGCTTGCTGGCCCCGCCGGGGTTGGTGGTGCCGGTGAGGCCCATGGCAGCCAGGGTATCCGCGTCCTTTTCCCCCTCAACCACATAGACCGGCTCCCCGGCCTCTATGGCCCGGATGACCTCCGGCAGGCGATAGAGCGGCTTGCGCAGCTTGCTCACCCCGCCCAGCGTCCATCCGCTGGCCTTGCCGGGATCCGGGAGGCCCTGGCGGAAAGTCTTGTCGCCCTCCGGGTAGGTGAAGCGCAGGACGTTGAAAATCAGCTTGCCATCCTCATCGGTGTAGTCGTAGACCTTGGTGGGTGGCCATGGGAGACGACGCTCAGGCTTTTCCTCTGCCGGCTCCGGCGGCGGGGCGGGCTTTTTCGCAGCCGGCTTGCGGGCGTTGGGGTTGGCCTTGCGGACGGTCGCACCGGGCATCAGTGGTTTCTCGTGCAGATCCGCCATCTCCACGCCGATGGCACGGCAGACGTCCTGCACGGAGCAGCCGGCCTGGCAGTGCATCAGGATCCGCCCGTCCGATTCCAGCTTGACCATCAGGCTGCCGGTCTTGTCCGCGTGGCAGGGGCAGATGCAGCGGTTGTCCCGCCCGGGCTGGGCGTGCTTTTGCACTTTCAGCCGCCGCAGGATCTCGTCAATCGTCACCACCGCTCACCTCGCTCTCTGATAACCCATGCGTCAGGTGCACATGCAGATACTGCTGCACATGCCGCAGATTGTACATGGGTCGGCGTTTCCCGGCTGTGTATACCGGCACGATCCACCCCTCCCGGATGCCGTGATCTACCTGCCGGCGGCTCAGACCAGTACGCTCCTCCAGCTCTGCATGGGTGACCAGTCCGCCTGGATACGCGCGGTGAGGTTGATACTGCGCCACATCCTCAAGCACTGTGTCCAGATCGACCAACACCTTACCGCCGATTCGCAGCGACTTGACATAGCCCATGCGGATGCTGTAGCGCAGCTGCTCCTGCGTCACACGCCCGTCAAGGGCTGCGACGCACTCAGGTACAGTCATCATGCGCATCCGTCGTCCGCCTCCTCTGCGTCAAAGAAGCGCGTCCAGCTGCAATTGAGCACAGTAGCAAGACGCTTTGCCACCTTGACGGATGGTTGCCGTTCTCCACGCTCATATGCCTTGATCGTTCTCTCACGCACATCTACCCTTGCTGCCAGCTCAGCGGCACTGATTCCGACCTCTTTCATTCGACTACGAAGGTACACATCATCACCGTCCAATCTACACGTTTTGTGTGTGTAGTTGATTATACACATTTTGTGTATCTTTGTCAACGGCATATTTCACATTTCGTGGATTCAACAGCAACACAAATTGTGTTATCATAGTATCGAGAGGAGGTGTACCCGTGTCTATAGGCAAGCGTGTTCAAGGATTAAGAGAACAAAATCGGCACACACAGTCCTATCTGGCTGACTATCTGAATGTACCGCTACGCACATATGCAAGCTGGGAACGCGAGGAGCGATCCTTCCCAGTAGACATTCTTGTCCGCATTGCACAGCTATACGGCGTAACCGCAGATTACCTGCTGGGTATGGAAAAAGCCGCCCAGCAAGCGCTGGACGGCCAGATCAGGCAGTTGGTTCATTTAGCCTCGCGGCTCACTCCTGAGAATCAGGGGAAACTGCGGTCGTATCTTGGGTATCTGCTTGAGCGAGAGCAGCCAGAAAAGCCAGCGCCTCAAGCCGCGCCTCAGGAGACAGACGCTTGAACAGTTCAACGATTTCAGCGATGTAATCCATGGTATCTCACCTCCGTCTGGGCACCCAGCCCTGCCGGGGCCCGACCCACACAGGAACAATTATACCATGCTGTAGATACCAAAACGAAAGACATCCGGCGCGAGCCGGATGTGAGAAAGGATGAGAAATATGACTCAGAGGCCAAGTTTTAAGATCGTTAACCCGAATAAGTCTACACAAAACAGTGCTAAGCCTGGTGGCCGAACAGCTGTTAAGCCTTCGGCTCCGAAGCCGAAGGTTCCGAAGCCGAAGGCTCCAGGGAAGAAATGACTGTATGGGTTTGAGCATATTCGTGCATCTCATCCCAAAGTGGACCGGCATTTCGAAACTCAATCTCGACATTATTCTGTATATCGTAGTATACGCACTGCTGATCAAGTACTTTAGTGCTCTCACTACCTAACGATAATTCGTATTCGACGTGTTCGCAGTACATTAAGGCAATTGCAGGCTCTTGGTCGATTTTGTGCGGTAGCAGATAAGGAAGACCTGCACGGACTATCTCGCCATTGCGGCGCACGATAACTGCGCATCTATCGAGACGAATATCTTCAGGAGTCGACAGGATATCACCCCAAATCGTGCTATGCGGGCTTTCGGTCGGAATATTGGAAAAAGCAGAAACTTTGTTCTGTAGCCAAAGCAAAGGAAAACGTCTTACCATGTACCATGCAAAGCCAAGAACTATTGCGCATAATGCCGATGAGAGGATGTAACTCCATACGACCTCGTCCTTTTTCATCACGTCCACCCAGTTGCTGAGTGTATGTGCACCTTCAGAGCCAGAGAGAATTATTGGCATAGTGATTACAGCGATGAGAGCGCTGAAGAAGAAGTCTCGGGCTGCTCTAACTGCTGCTTCGGGTTGTGCGAAAAACGATTTGTCCTTTGCAAGCCATGTATATACACCATCTACTACGGCTCCGGGATATGTAAAGATTGCAAGCAGGATGATATTGTCCATAGTGCACCTCCCGAATCAATGATAGCACATTTTACGGACAAATTAAACCCCAAAATCTCTTACCCTTACCTTTGCCATTACCCCCGCGGGTAAGAGCGCAAACCGTTGATTTCACTGGGTTTGAGGGCTGTCTAACCCAAATTACCCAAAAATAACATACCTGTACCTATACACAAGTTTTTTTGGAGGTCTGCATGAGCACATCCAAGCGACCCGGCATTGAGCAGCTGGGCCCCAACCGCTACAGGGTCGGCTTCCGGCTGCCTGCAGAGATCGACCCCGGGCGCAGGTGGATCCGCGAGACCCACACGTATCCGGCGACCCTCACCGAGGCCCAGCAGCTCGACCTGGCAGAAGCAGCCCTGCGCGCTCTCAAAGTAAAGCACCTGCAGCTCCGTCAGACGGTGGATCTGGATGCACTGCCGTCGCCGGAGGAGATCACGGTGGCGCAGGCATGCCAGATCTGGATGGACACGCAGCGCAAGTCTCCTGACTACGACAAGACCGTGCAGTCCCTGATCAACAATCACATCATCCCGCATCTGGGCGACGTGGCTGTCTCCAAACTAACTCCCCTGCGGATTTCCCACTGGACGACACTGCTGGCCAACAAGCCCTCAAAGCGCGGCAAGAAAACCCTCTCCGACAAAACGGTGCGCCATATCTATGTGACACTGGCGACCATCTGCAACTGGTGCGTAGAGCAGGAGCTGCTGATCGTGTCGCCCATGGCCAAGACCCACGCACCTAAAGCCCGCAAGACCAAGCCCCATTTCCTCGACGATGATCAGGCAGTGGATCTCCTGCGCAAGCTGGCCCACGAGGAGGATCTGGGCTTCCGCTGCAGCGTGCTGCTGGCCCTCTTTTGCGGCCTGCGCCTGAGCGAGATGGGCGCGTTGACGTGGGGCGACGTCAATTGGAACAAGGCAACAATCGACATCTCCAAGGCCGTCAAGCAGACCCCCAGGACGGGCCGGATCATCGACGTGACCAAGAGCGATGAGTCCATGCGCGTGATCGCGGCGCCGGCAGCCCTGATGACCCTGCTGGATGAGACCCGCAAGCAGCAGGCGGAGCGCCGGGAGCTGATGGGAGATCGTTGGCGGGAGCATGACCTGATCGTCTGCGATTTCGACGGCAGCCCCCTTAACAAGGACACACCCAGCCGCCGGTGGAAGCGGTTTGCCGCAAAGAATGGCTTCGCGGGCGTCACGTTTCACAACCTGCGCACGTCGCACTGCACCATCCTGATCTCCAGCAGCATCGACGTGGTGGCCGTAGCCAGCCGCATGGGCCACGCGGACGCCAGCACGACGCTCAAGTACTACGCCATGGTCGTGGGCAAACGCGACAAAGAGTCCGCCGATGTGATGGACACGATCGCCCGGCGCGCGGATGTACACACGCATGTCGACGGCATGGAGATCCGCGACTATGGCCTCCGTCCGGACGGAGATGGCGTCATCATGACCCTCTCCCTGCGCAAGCCTCAATGAGGCGTACCACCTTGATTTGCCTGGGTTTGTGGCACTTTTCGCCCCTCCCGGACGCACAGATGTACCACGCCCGATGAATAGGCCTGTATACCCGCAACACCTTGATTTTTCTGGGCTTGCGGGTTTTATTCTGCCTGATTTACCAGATTGTCATGGTACGATTATGGTACACTATTCTCCAAAACGCAAAAAAATCAAGGGCCCGCGAGAATCCGCAAGCCCTTGATTTTACTGGGTTTCAACGTGTCGAAGTGGCGGGATTCGAACCCGCGGCCTTTTGGTCCCGAACCAAACGCGCTACCAAACTGCGCTACACCTCGATATGAAAATGGAGCCGATGATGGGATTCGAACCCATGACCTACTGATTACGAATCAGTCGCTCTGGCCAACTGAGCTACATCGGCATACGCTGTCCAAGCCAGCTAAATCATGATATCAGAAACCTCACGCTTTGTCAAGAGGGATTCATGCAATATTTTCTTCCCCGCCGACGAAGTTCCGCTTGCAGTCCTGCCAGGGATGTGCGATAATTGGCCTGTCCCCCTGCACTGTAAAGGCGGTGAACGGTTGAAGAAGCATCGGCATTTTGTCGCAAAAGTCCTGTTCTGGATCGCCATGATTCTTTCTGCCGCAATTCTGCTTCTTACAGTCAGCAAATCGTTCACACCGAACATCGCAGATCTTTATCTCTCCCGCAGCAGCAGCTTTGAGCTGCCTGCTCTGGAAGGACTCAGCCCCGATTCACTTTTGAACAGCGGAACCGCCAGGGAGCTGGATGCGCTTCCGGGGATCGGCGCCGTGCTGTCCGCGCGGATCATCGAAACCCGCGAGCGCGACGGACTGTACTATTATCCCGAGGACATCATGACGGTCAGCGGCATCGGCGAGAAGCGATTTGCCGATATCATGCACTACATTGAGGCTCAGCAAACCACCGCAACCGACTTGTTGGCACCGCCATAAGGCAGCGGAGAAAAATTTTCAGATTTTTTTGAAAAAAATCAAAAATACCTCTTGCAAAATCCGCAAAAATGTGTTAGTATATATTTGTTGCCCGATGAGGCAGCACAATAGATGCTGATATAGCTCAGCAGGTAGAGCGCATCCTTGGTAAGGATCCACTCTATGCAACATCGCAGCAACTTTATACGGGGCATGCTGATATAGCTCAGCAGGTAGAGCGCATCCTTGGTAAGGATCCACTCTATGCAACATCGCAGCAACTTTATACGGGGCATGCTGATATAGCTCAGCAGGTAGAGCGCATCCTTGGTAAGGATGAGGTCCCCGGTTCAAATCCGGGTATCAGCTCCAGATTGTCGCCTTCGCGAGAACATCGCGGAGGCGATTTTCTTTGTGTT